CCCCCCCCTCACTCACACCCTTTTTGGCGGGCAACTAACCCTAAGTTTTTTGAAACGCCAATCTTAACCCTAACCCTAACCCTAGGGTTAGCACGTAACCCTAACGCTTAGGGTTACCACAATTCATCTCAACAATGCCTCCTAAACGTAAATATGACTCCCCCGCCACACGCCGACTCACTTCTTGGTTGCGTTCATCCCGTGCGCGCACGGGGGGACGAACCAATGTCTCCTCTGTCCGACGAGGCCGATCTACACGTAGAATGGCACGAGGTCGAAGGGGTGCTCGAAGACGTATTAGTAGCTATCGAAAGCGTTCTAAAGGCGGTTCGAGCTTTGCAAAACTCACCCGGATACTTGCTCCAGTGAGTTCTTATCAATTTGCTGTTGCCGGCCGCGCTGAAGTGGCCGTTGCTCCTGGTACTACAAACGCTAATTGTCGATGGTTTCTTCCTCAAAGAGCTGCAGACTTTTCCCTTGGTTATCCAAATATTTTGGATGTCACTGATTTAGCGTATTATCTGCGTCAGCAGGGTCGTAATGCGGCTTTACTTACCGATGTCGAAATGCACTCGCTGGATTCAAGATTTATCACTCGTGATTATCGGCAGCTCACTAAGATAGTAAACCAATGTAATGCTCAATGTATCATTGAGTACCATGTTATCGAGGCAAGACGAGATATCCCTTTTCGGTTTAACGCCGAAATTGGTGCTTATAATCTGCTGGACTTCCTGGGCAATGGATTTTATGCAACTGCTCTCCAGTCCGCCAGCGCTACTGGAGTTGAAGTGTCTGATCCGCTGGTTACTTCCGGGATTAATTCTATTAATTCTGCTATGTCAGATGCTTCTTTCTCTATTTTCTCTTCCGGTCCCTTTTTGCATTACTTCAAAGTCAAAAAGGTTCGTAAAGTTATTATGAACGCCGGAGACATCAAGATGTTCGAACTTGATCACAAAGCAGCGATTACACATCGCCCTGCTACTTATGCTAGATTGATTGCCACCGATGGTTCGTGGCAGTATCAGCAAAACGATCCTTTCTATTCTTTTTTGAAAGGGTCACTCTTTCAGTTATTTAAGTTAACTGGAACTCCTGTCAATGACAGGGATACAAAGACAAATGTCAATTTGTCGTCACCTGCTGTCGACTTCTTTACAAATGTTTCTATGAAATATCAGGCAGTCGTCAAGACAGGTGCTGTCAATTACCGTGGCCCTGGCTTCGGACTTGGCAGTATTCCAAATCCTCAGTTCATGGGTGAACAAACTGACACTGCACTTCCAGTGACCAACGCTTAAGTAACCCTACACGTTAGGGTTATTTGTAAGCGAGCGCTTTAGAAAGCGAGCGATGTTAACAGGCGCTAGCTGTAGATATATACAAATGTACTATTTGCTTAGAAAAATGTTCTTTCAATATATCGTCTATCTAAGTCTATTGCTTTCTGCGAGCGATCAAAAAGCTCGCGTTCTAGTCTAACTACTACTGTATTAGCATTCCAATAACTTTCCTCTTCTTCAAATCCGTCAAATTCGTTCAGTAGAACGATTGCCGGTTTATCATTACACACATTTAACTTCTTAATGTATTTGTCTGTAACTGTAATGTCTCCCATTTGAGTCAAAAGACTCTTCTTCTGTGGAATAAATTTCCACGGTATATCATCTATTATAATAAACTTAGCGGTTTGATCCCACTCCCCTAAGTTGACTTGTCCTCTCCAGAATAAATGGTGTCCAAGACTCCTCGCCCAAGCTGTTTTTCCCAGTCTAGTTGGTCCGACAACGACCAGACACCTTGCTCGTTCCATCTTTTTAGACTCCGTTCCCAGCCAACTGGTAATGGCGTCGGGCAAGCTCCAGCCAAATTCGAGTTTACGGTCATATTTGGCCTTCTTAACTTTGTACTGCAAACTGGCTCTGATGTTGCAGTATCCTCGACTATATTCAAAGGGCATGGCAGAACGAATGATCTCCATTGCTTTGTCGAAATCCGGTTCTGCGTGTGCTTTCCTGAAGACAGAATCCTTATCGACTCCTTTTGCTTTTCCAGTGCCAGCTCCAGCCGTCTTGCGGCTACCTTTCTCAACTGGCGCTGTAACTCGCGACTCTGCTTTTTGGCAATATTCAATTGCTGCAGTCTGGTCGCCTCTTCTTCTTTCAATATGGGCACCTGGTATTCCAAGGAAGCTTTGAATCGTGCTAATTCGCTGTCCTCGGTGGCACTCGCAATATCCTTGCCAATGGAGTCGACCTGACTCCGGACATCTCTCTCGCTGATAAGTGATATAGGCCACAAAGTTTGGGTCATAGAGTGGCTCCGGCTCCTGGAATGCTGTAAAGCAGACATTCGTAAAAGACATTAATGTATGTTTCGTGTCTGAAAAGACTACGTATCTTGACTAGAGGCCTAAGGCTTAGTCTGGTGTTTAATGTCTGAACTCAAATAATTCAAATTTGAGAGGTGTTAGTATCTAGGTCAACTGACTTTCAGTGCTTAGAAGAAATGGGTTTGCGAAAACTCAATTTCTGGCAAAAATTTAAAATTTTTGTCATTAGTGAGGGGGGGAATAGAGTGAAAACTCTATTAGTATTACCCCCCCCTCACTCACACCCTTTTTGGCGGGCAACTAACCCTAAGTTTTTTGAAACGCCAATCTTAACCCTAACCCTAACCCTAGGGTTAGCACGTAACCCTAACGCTTAGGGTTACCACA